TACAAAATCTCTTGAGCTATTTTGTGATTAGATTCATCATAAGATTTAAACATTTCTTTTAGTGATGCTACCATCTCATCTGTAAGTATACCAGTTGGAGCTATATCTTTAACTAGTTCATCTTCTGATATCACTGTTACTTTATTAGCAAAGATATTGTATAGTATATCTGCTCCTAGTGGTGTAATTGCAAATGCATGATCCCCCATTAAGCTATCCTGGAATCTCATATTAGTAACAAAAGATTCATACTCATCTAGGTTATGTCCTATGATTGATAACTCTTTTAGTACTTTATTATTTTCTATATAAGTACGAAGATTTTCAGTTTTAAACTCTTTAATATAATATCCAAAGTTAGTAACCATAGACTTTATAGGAGTATCTCTAAACTCTGATCTACCTCTGTATCCAGATGTTCCAACTATTACTGTAGCTTTTTCATAGTTACTAGTGATTGTAGCTCCTACTGTTTTAGCATATTCTTTTAGTTTATATCCCGGTATCTTACATGCTGGTAAAATATAAACTTTATCTCCTTTCTTTATTGTACCTTTTGTTCCTGTGAAAATGTCTTCTATCTTTTTAACATTCTCAATTTTATCTGCAACAAACAATAAAGTTAAACTATTACTACTATTACCACTATGTAGATAAGGCAAAGCCCGTAAGAAACGAAGCTTTGCCATCTTTGTCATATCTACAGTGGGAAATAAATATAATCCCATAGGCTATTATTTTACTGCCATTTTCACAACTTCAGGGTTCATCATAAGCTTGGTAAACTTAGTCTTGTTACCATTTACAATACCCTTGATAATATAATACTTAAGATCATTAGTAAATACATCTTCATCTGTAGTAAGAGCTATGATTCTATCAATGATCTTCTGATCTACAGTATTCTTTTCTGCATAATTCAATGCATAGTTGATAGTTCTAGTAGTCATCACACTAGCAATGTCTGCACGATAAGAATCATCTTTACCAATAGAGTTTAGCAACTCACCTTTTACATATGCCCAGTTTGGATTATTAATGATATCCTTAGGATGTATCATTTTATCCAATCTATTATTGATAAACATAGTAAACATAGTACTGAACTCAGCTCCTACAGAACCTTCACCAATCATTTGGATCAATGGTAGATTCTCCTGGAAATCTGGTATAGAACTAATTGAGTTAAAGAATGTAGTAATACTCCTAGCATTAGTCTTCTCTGTAACTAGATCTGGATGCATCAATAAGAAGTTAATACATCTAGAATCTATATTAGCAGACTCAGCCCAACGAGCCCAGCAATCAATATCAAATGTTAGATTTACTGTAATAAACCTAGTCTTCTGAGCATCATCCAAGCTAGTAACAAGATAGTTACCATTATCTGGATTAGAAGTTAAGATAACATGCCAGTTCTTAGGTAACTTCCAAGAGATATATTCTTGACGATCTATGATCTCCATACATGCCTGCATGAATCTTTGATCAGCACGAGTATAGTCATCTAAGATCAAGAACCCACCTTCTTCCTTACCCTGAATCCACTCAGGAGCAGCATGTGTCATTCTCTTTTCTCCAGTTGGCTTGTACTTACTTTGTATGTACATAGGCATAGTAGATTCTTGAACCCAAGCAGTAGTACCATCTTCCTTAATCATCTCAAACTCCTTAACTGGAAAACCCACTAAGTCACCTATCTCCTCTATCTGAGATAAAGATAACTTAACCATACTCATGTTCAACTCCTTAGAGAGCTGTAATATACTACTAGTCTTACCAATACCCGCTTCACCTTCTATATTTACTGCAACAGGTACTTTACCTTCTGCTTGTATGTGCTGATTATTCTTTACAATGTGTCCAAAGAATGTCTTTAGTTCGTCAATGTTCAAATTTACTTGTGCCATAATGTGTTTAATTTAATTTAATTGTAACTCCTGGTAGATGATCTACCTCTTTTGAAATACTAGATAGTGCCCACAATGTCTTACCTTTAGGCTTAGGATCTGGTGCTGGTGCTTCACCATCAGTCAGATAAATAAGACATGTATATTTATTTAAGTTAGCATTAAAATACTCAATTACCGGATCAAAATCAGTTCCTCCTCTACCTTTAATTGTAATATCACAATTTGGTTTATAGGGTAATATACTACTAATGGCTGTATCACACTGTACTACTGTAATATCAGATCCTGTTTTATGTATATGATGTATCTCATTCATGAATTCTACAAGCTCATCATTGCTTACAGAACCAGAAGTATCTATTGCTACAAGGACATGTCTCTTTGGTTTAATCTTCAAACCAGGATTCTCTTCATATCTCCTGTTTATCTTTCTTCTAAGTTTCTTAGTATATACTTTAATAGATCCACCTGCAAATCTTCTAAGATAACCTTTCCAATCAAACTTAGCAGGTTCAGGATTAAGAAGTTTAGCAATATAATCAGATAGCTCTCCTGGTATAGTACCTCTACCTTTACTCATAGCATCTGCTAGTTGCTTTAAGTGAAAGTCTGTCTGACTACCAAGTAATTTCTTCTCAGCATCAGATAACTCATCAAATGCTTCCCAGTCGTGGTTAGGAACTAGAGTACCATCTCCATCTCTAGCCTCTCCATCACCCATAGCTTGCAGGATCTTCTGAATCTTTTGATTATTATCTACTTCTTGTTGAAGCTTATCATAATAATATCTTGTACCTTTCTTTGGTTCTAGATTAAGATCCTTAAACAATTCAAGTGTCATACCACCTTCTGGTAGATACTGGCTATCTATATACTGGTTAATCTCCAAGTCCATGGCAATATTAGCTAGTTGTTTATTTGGAAACTCATCTCTTCTAAGTAAATGAAAGAATGCAATATGCAATAGCTCATGCTTTAGAAGACCTATCTTATGGTTGTGTTCTAGACTATTCCAGAACTCAGCATTAATATCAATTTGATAGTTAATACCTTTCATATACACACCTGCTGTTGGTACTTTATCTGACCAATGCTTATTCAGCATCAATAGATATAAACCATAGAAGGGCTCTTTAAGCATAAGATCTTTACTGACCTTTGCTAGATTCTCATTTAGATTCATTCTCTAAGTTTTAAAGTTATATCTACTTCATCTATGAAATCAAATCCCCAGTCTTGTAAATGCTTTAATACATCATTAATAAAGCCTTCATTCATTACAAACTCTACAGCTTCTCTATCTACATGATGTTTTATCTTCTGAAATATTAATGCCATTCTAATAGGATTACTGGTTTGAATACCTATGTTATTTAGATTCTTCCAAAGATTAGAATACTCATCTATCTTTTCCCTATCTTGTCTGTTCATTCTCTTTAACAAAAGTAATATATACGGTAAGTTAGCAGTAAAATCTAGATTTTCTAGTATAGATAATACTACTGTAGTATTTTCTTTATCTGTAGAGTTAAGCAAGTTAACCATACTATGATAATCAGTTGGTGTTAGTTTGGTCTTTGTCATTTTCTTTTTCTATTTTAATAGTTCTTAGCATCCATTCTGTTGGATTATTCATATTCAATATCCATTCTTTAGCAGAAGGTATATAGTTATAGCAATCTTCTTTTACATGCTGTTCTCCTACATACCTAGTGTATATTCTCTTACCTACTGAATTGATAATGTATTTACCAAATACTCTTTCACACTCAAATATTCCTTCTGAGTGATGTCTAAACATCCTATGTAAACTATGTCCATACCAAGATTTGGTTTCATCAAACCATTCATGTATTGGTAGGTAATCTTCTACAGATCCTCCCCATTTTCTTACAGAGGATTTAGCATGCTCTACAGGATGACTCATTCTTTTAATTCTAAAGTTCCAGTATGTGTAAACTCTTCAGTATGTTGGATATAGATAGTGTTCTCAATATGATACTCACCTGTTCTTAGATCAAGAACCATTAGTCCATATCCTCCTTCATTATTCCACCAGTCTTCTAGTGTATTTAATAAAGGATATACCATATCTTCTATTTCTTCACGTCTATCATCTAGTTTTAGAACATTATCATTAGCATCACGAAATTCTACTTCATCTACAGCTCCAGAATCTCCACCTCCAGAGTAATTTATTACTGCTTTTACAGCACCTAGATCTAATAGTTCTAGTATCATTGCATTATGTACCATATTCTTTTATATTAAAAGATTTTACTTTTTGTTTTTTATCTTCCTGAAACAACCATATCTCAACATTACCGTCTTTATCAATCATTACATAGCCTTTATTTATCTCATCATCTGAGTATTTCATATAGTCTATTAAAATATCTACTATGTATCCTGTAGTTTTAGAATCAGACATATAACCAGGATATACTGAAACCACAGAAATATATGGCTCATTATAATAATTAGTATTTACATTAAAATGAAACTCTACAGTATTGTAGGCTATGTCTTGATGGATGTATAAGTATGTACAGAGATTGATTTTTAAATCATCCCAATTTACCATTTTGCTTATAAAATTTACCTAGTATGTTACCATTTAAGTAATCTGAGTTTTCTAGTACTCCATATACAAACTGGAGTTTAGTCTCCATGTAAGTAAGTTCTGTCTTAGAATAACAGATATGGAGTATCTCCCGTTTAATTTGAATTCCTTTCTTGTGAGCTTCTTTAAGAACATCATTGCTGCTGAAATAGTTTTGATAGTTTAATTTCTTGACCAGCTTATAATC